GTGCACTCGAATTCCGATCGGAATGACGAAGATGCTGTGGAAGATTCCACTGAGTTTGGTAACGCACGGAGCAGGTGAGTCTGCTATTATGGCGTCCTTATGGGATCCCTACCCCCGGCCAGCGAAGATCACTAAGGTCTTTGCTGGGGAGGAGTCACTTTGTGACAAAATCAACGTTGCCTGGGCGGCTTTTGCCTGCGCTATATCTAGTGCATTCCCAGTGCTGTTGACGGGCCTAGACCTCGGTATACCTGACGAACTTGAGTCCGCTCAGGGGATCTATGATCTATATACCTGGTCTTACGGTGTAATCCAACACAGCGGTTACCGCTGGTGGTTGGACCGTATGAAGAGTATCAAGAATTGGGCATTGTTTTATTGCGCCAACTCTGTCTCTGACCATCCCCCCTGCCTGCCTTCCAACTATGGAGCAGTTATGCATAAGGGAGAACGGTGGATGACTTTTCCGTGGGCGAAGGGCCTGATTGATATCAGTCCTCGCCATGCAGGCGAAATAGAAATTCCTAGGAATTCTCGCCAATCCAGCGCCCTATTTCAAGTTTATCTTGAGGGCCGTGCAAACCCAACTGCTACGTTGGGCAAGGTCAAAACTAGCTATGACCAGCACTACGCCGACATGATCAGGAAGTTTAAGACTCCTGATATCGTGTTGGAATACGCTCGCAATTACGCCAATGAGTATGGTAGACAACTCAAGGTGAAGTACGAGTCAAAGAAAGGAACGCCTGTGGCGATGATACCCATTAGAACATCATCCACAGTTGGAGCAACAAAGACCACCACGTTAAACCACGGTGGGCGTTCCACAGATCTGCGGAACGCATTAGATGCCCACGATAGGGGCTTCACACAAGTCTTGATTGGTGACAGTGATTACTATAACGCCTTTGGCGAGATCATCTGGTACGCAGACACCCTCAACCTGTTTTACGGGCTGCTTAAGGGAAATGTAGTGAATGTGAAGAACTCATTAAAGTATCTTTCACAATCTGACTTGAAGAGAACTATGTCTCATGATCAGTATGTGTTGCGTGATGTTGCACTTCAGTCTTTAATAGACCGCGGTCTTCTTAAGAAGCCGACAATCAGGGGTTATATAGGTACAGGCCCATTATTGGGTTATTTTCTGAAACCACCCACTGACTTCATGCATACCGAGGACGGTGTGAACCGTTTCCTTCGAGTACATGCAATTGAAGAGCGAGGCGACAAGGCACGCATAATCACAATCGGTGATTGGGAATACGTAACCCTCGCCACATACACAAGAATCGCCGTCTATGAACTTATGTCATTTGACGACGAGCTTCCTTCTTTAGCGTTGGAAGGAGGAGGAAAGGGACTTTCCTCCTTTATGCAGCGAGTAAAATACTGGGCTGCAGGCCATTACGGCATACGTCCTTCGGAGTTATTTTCCGATGAACAACAGAAAGACATCTTAGATAAATTTATCGTGTCTCTGGATCTCACGCGTTGTAGCGATCTTATCGTCCCCGACCTAAGTTGGGCGTTATTTGAGGCATTCCTGGCAGGTTCAGGTTTGCTTGAGATACCGACTATCGAAGTGATCCACCACCTCACCTTTGGAGGTAGCGGGCTTGAATACCCGGATGGTAGAGTGGTTGACACTCTGACCGGTGGGCCTCTTATGGGCGACCCTAACACATGGGCCATAGACAATCTATACACCAAATTCGCCGACGACCTAGCGTGTCGGCTTAGTGACCTTAAGGTCACGCCAGAAGATCTGAATGTGGTAGGACTAGAGTACGCGATGAAATTTCTCGCTGACTCCGGAACTCCATGCACGGTTGAATTCGGGAGACCGCTCGTAAGTGCGGAACCGAAAGTTCACTGTGGTGACGACATGATCGCTCTTAAGAGCTTGGATCAAGCGCTGATGACGCAATCTATGTATGGTCATCTAGGCGGCAAAGTCTCTGAGGGTACTAACCTAATCAGTAAGACTATTGGGGTATTCTGTGAATCCCTGTGCCGCTTTGGCAATGTCACCACTCCACTCGATGTAATTGAATGGAAGGATATACTCAGGGTCAGGAACTTATGCCTGCCTGAGGGCGGGGGTATCCCCGGCCAGAAGGAAGTGCCACCAACATGGACGAGAGGCTTTGCAGCCAGCAATACTCTCCAGTGGTTTAAGGACGATAGTCCGGAGCACAACTTCGCTTCGCGTTTTGTGGGTATAACAAATAAGGAGTTCATCACACGCCTACATATGGCTGGATTAGAACCTTATTTGCCCCAAATGCTTGGAGGAAGCGGATTTCCTGTATCCGATGAAAAGCTGATCTGGGAGACATCTAGCAACTATGCAAAGATGGTCATGTTCTTATTGAACACAGAACAGAGTGCACCCACTCTCAAGGCCTTGTTAAACTTGGCTCTAATAGGTAATTTATTTACCCTTGAGGTGGTCGCCGGCGAATTCGCGGCAGAAGATGTGCAAAGAACCGAGGACATCATGATGTCTGTCAGTCACTATGTGACGGCAGATCTTTTCACAGACGGTGTTAACGACCGTCAGATGATGGCAGATCTTGAGTGGAAAATCGGTCAAGGCCGAATAATCCACCTGGGGGTTGAATATTTCTCAATCTCAAAGGCGATGAGCGAGATTAGAACTCGCCTTATTGCATCCAGAGGCTTTCACAACAAGGCCCCCGTACGGGGGTCTTTGCCTTCCCTCTTTAAGTTGGGGAAGAAATTGAAGGCCTGGCAGGTCTCCTTCATTGAGGAGTCCGGCTATTCACAAACGGGCTTTGCAGGCCCGGGTAGTGAAGGGATCAGGAAGTTTGTGCAGTCCGCTTTACGGCGGCGCAACGATCAAATGTTAAGAACATTTGTCCCCTCAAAATCAATCATTGAGGGGCTTCCTACAAAGAGTATGCCGATCATTAATAGACGGCTAAACTCACAGCTGGGACTGCGCTAAAGCAGAAAGCCCATGGCATCCATAACTCATAAAACTAAATCCGAGTTGGATGTTCTCCTGCATGCAATTTTAAATGCACGTTTATACGCAAGGAGAGACACTCTTGAAAGAGGCACCACGAGAAACTCGTTTTCTTGGCGCA